CTGTCTGTGCGAGGATGTGCTGCTCTTGTTTCTCCGCAACTGATTGAGCGTTACGCAATGGCAAGCGCTCGCTGGATTCAATGTGAATCGGTAACGAGTGAACTTGGATTTTTGGCGAAGCATCCGACAACAGGTGCGGCCATTCAAAGTCCATACGTTGCGATTGCTGATAAATATATGACTCAAGCAAATCGTCTGTGGTCTGAGATTTACGGGATTATTCGTGAGAATTGCACATCTGAATATATGGGTGCAAGTCCGCAAGATGATGTGATGGAACGATTGCTAAGTGCAAGGAAAGGGACTAGGAAATGAGGTGTAGGTTATGAAAATACAAAAAATCAAATCGGAACAGCTTAATCCGGCGCCGTATAATCCCCGCCACAATTTAAAGCCCGGCGATAAGGAATATGAAAAACTGAAACGCTCCATTGAGGAGTTTGGATATGTGGAGCCAGTCATTTGGAATAAGACTACCGGAAATGTGGTCGGCGGACATCAAAGGCTTAAGGTTCTGCTTGATTTAGGCCAAACCGAAATTGACTGCGTGGTGGTAGAACTTGACCTGTCAAAAGAAAAAATGCTCAATGTGGCACTCAATAAAATTCAGGGCGACTGGGATGAAACGAAGCTGGGTGAACTCATGGCAGATTTAGATGCTGATGCTTTTGATGTGTCCCTTACCGGTTTTGATGCCGAGGAAGTGGACGCTCTGCTCAACAAGTTTTACAGCAAAGAATCCGTACAAGATGCATTCGATATCGACAAGGAAAAAGCAGAGGTTGAAGCTAAGGGTGCAGTCACTAAGCAAGGTGATATTTGGCAGCTTGGCAATCATCGTCTGATGTGCGGTGATTCTACCAGTGCTGATGATTTTCGCAGATTAATGGATGATGGGAACTCCGCTGGTATCGCTCACGCACAGATGGCAGTCACATCTCCGCCTTATGACATGGGTAAAGAATATGAGAAAGCAGGAATTGAACCGTGGCTTGAAACCATGAAGTCGGCCATCTATAACGTGTGCAAGCACGCTGATATTGTTTGCTGGAACCTTGGAGACCTTTATGCCACCGGCTCTCAGTTTGTTGAGCCGACCAGTGTGCATAGTGTGAACCTATTTGCTAATAGCGGCTATCGTCCTATTTGGATTCGGATTTGGAAAAAGACCAGTCTTGGCAAAGGTGCTGCCTCTCAGTGTCCTGCAACCAACAAGCCTGCACAGCAGTACGAATATGTGACTGCATTTGCCGGTCAGGAAACCGAGGAATATAACGATCAAGAATATGTGTGGCTCTCGGCATTTGCCGGTCACAGCTACAAGTTTGTAAAACGGCTCACAAAGGATGAACGAAAAAAATGGGGATACTCCGGTATATGGGAAATTGCTCCGGTTCGCACAGGAAAAGAACATCCGGCGATGTTTCCGGTAGAGCTGCCGTGGCGGTGTATCAAGATGCACAGTGACAAAGACGGCATTGTGCTGGAGCCATTTTCAGGCAGCGGTACTACACTCATCGCTTGTGAGCAAACTGAACGTAAATGTTATGCGATGGAAATCTCTCCTGTTTACTGCGACTTGGCAGTCAAGCGCTGGGAAGAATTCACCGGAGAAAAAGCTGTCAGATTGGAGGCGATATCATGAACAGCAAAATGAATATACAAACCATTCCTGCCGCCAAGTTACTGGCAGCAAGGTACAATCCGAGAAAAGACCTAAAACCCGGCGATGCGGAATATGAGAAACTGCGCCGCTCTATTGAGGAATTTGGGTATGTCGAGCCTGTCATCTGGAATGAACGCACCGGCAATATTGTCGGCGGCCATCAGCGATATAAGGTGCTGACCTCTCTTGGCTATACCGAAATTGAATGTGTTGTGCTGGATATTGATGAACAGCGAGAAAAGGCACTCAACATCGCACTGAATAAAATTAGCGGTGAGTTTGATATTCCTCTGTTGACTGACTTGATCCGTGACTTAAGCAATGATGGCTTTGATGTGTCTCTCACTGGTTTTGATGCCGTAGAGATGGAGGATTTGTTCAAGGACAAAACGACAGGCAATGTCAAAGAGGATGATTTTGATGCAGATAAAGCTGTAGCTGAAATAAAGACTCCGGTCTCTCGGCGCGGCGATATATGGCTGCTTGGAAAGCACCGGTTGATGTGCGGTGATTCCACCAGCGCCGATGATGTCGGTCAGTTGATGAATGGTACAAAGGCTCGCTGTGTTTTTACTGACCCGCCGTGGAATGTGGACTATGGTTCCGATGCCAAGCACCCAAGCTGGAAAGCACGGCAGATACTAAATGACAAGATGAGCACCGAGCAGTTCGGTGCTTTTTTGTTGGGTGCGTTTCGATGCATGGCTGATGTTTCCGAAGCAGGATGCATGACCTACGTGGTGATGTCGGCGCAAGAATGGGGAAACATCATGCCCGCTCTATCTGATGCCGGATACCACTGGTCAAGTACCATCATATGGGCAAAAGACTCACTTGTACTTTCCCGCAAAGATTACCACACACAGTATGAGCCGATTTGGTATGGCTGGTTCGGAACGGGAAAACGCATCTGCCCGCTAAAAGATAGAAAGCAATCTGACCTTTGGCAAATCCCTCGTCCAAAGGTATCCGCCGAGCATCCGACCATGAAACCGGTAATGCTGGTGGCAAAGGCGCTGCTCAACAGTTCACGCACCGGTGATGTGGTACTGGATTTATTTGGCGGTTCCGGCACCACACTGATTGCGGCCGAGCAGACCGAGCGTGTCTGCAGCATGATGGAACTTGATCCCAAATACTGCGATGTCATTGTGAAACGCTTTATCGAGCAGGTTGGAACAGAAGAAACGGTATCAATCGTGCGTGACGGCGTGACCATTCGCTTTGAGGATTTGGAGGTCGGTGCCGATGGAGAATAAGAAACTAACACTGGGCAGTCTGTTTTCAGGCAGCGGCGGATTTGAGTTGGGTGGTTTGCTTTCCGGCATTACCCCACTATGGGCATCGGAAATTGAGCCTTTTCCAATTCGCGTCACAACCAAAAGACTGCCGCAGGTGAAACATTACGGTGATGTCAGCAAATTAAATGGTGCAGAAATCCCGCCTGTTGACATCATCACATTTGGAAGCCCCTGCCAAGATATGTCGGTAGCAGGCAAACGCAGTGGCTTGGATGGTGAGCGTTCTTCACTGTTCTACCAAGCTGTGCGAATCGTAAAGGAAATGAGGTGTAAGACAAATGGCAAATATCCAAGATTTGTGGTCTGGGAAAACGTCCCCGGCGCATTCTCGTCCAACAAAGGTGAGGACTTCGGGGCAGTCCTTGACTCCCTGTGCAAAATCAAATCAGAAGACTATGCTGTCCCTTTACTTGAAAAAGGAAAATGGGACCGTGCAGGAAGTATCGTGGGAGAGGATTTCTCTCTCGCTTGGCGAGTATTCGATGCTCAATACTTCGGAGTTCCCCAAAGAAGAAAACGTATCTACCTTGTCGCAGATTTTGCAGCGACAAGTGCCGGAAAAATACTATTTGAGTCAGAAGGCGTGTCAGGGTATTCTTCGCAGAGCTTCTGCCCGTGGAAAAAAACTGCCGGAAATTTTGAGGGCTGCACTGGAGCATCAGGCACAGTCTGCTTAAATGATCAAGGCGGAAATCGCATGGATGTGACGGAAGGAATGACTGCTACGCTTCGTGCGAAATCCGGTCATCCTCCGCTGGTCTTTGAAAATCATAGTCAGGACACACGATACAAAGGGCCCCTAGAGCAGGCCCCTACGGTGAGTTCTACCTATGGCATGGGAGGCAACAATCAGCCGTTTGTGCTGGAAACACCAAAAACGCTGAAAGTCCGAAGCGGCTGCGAAGGCGGCGGTAAAGGTGCCTTAATTCAAGATGACTTATCCGCAACACTTGGTTGCAGCAATGACCAGACACTATTTGTGCCAAAGACATATGGGATATGTTCTAAGGATAGTAATTCCATGAAATCTAAAAATCCTCAGAGTGGAATTTATGAAGCGGAGACCTCTCGCACCCTTGATGCAAACGGCGGCAATCCTGCCTGTAATCAAGGCGGCATTGTTGTGGTTGAAGGCAACGGCAGCAGACCATCGCATCATGGAGATGGCTATAAAGAATCGGAAGTCATGTATACCCTTAACACTGCCGAACAGCACGCAGTGGTATACGCCATTGACCGTGAAAGCTATAATTGCGGTCAAAATTATGCAAGGAAGATGGGGATTTCTGAGGACGGTATCAATTCCACGCTAAATGCACAAGGTCCCGGTGCTGTGGCTGCACCTACCTATTCTTCAAGTAAGGCATCATTTTTCACCTCCGCCAAAGAAGAACTGGCAAACACATTAGTGGCTACCGATTATAAAGACCCACCCATTGTCAATGACGCGGATGAAGTGCCAAGGTACATTGTGCGAAGGCTAACTCCTACGGAATGTGCAAGACTGCAGGGTTTTCCTTCCAACTGGTGCGACAATTTAGAAACCCCTGAACCATCGGAGGCAGATATCGCTTGGTGGTCAGAGGTTTTTGAAACACACCGCAGGATTATGGGAACGAGTAAGAAAGCAAAAAGCCGGAACCAAATAATAAAATGGCTCCGGCATCCGCACTCGGATTCTGCTGAATATAAGATGTGGGGTAACGGTGTGGCACTCCCCTGTGTATGTTTTGTTTTAGCAGGAATCGTATGGGCTGAAAAACATCCGTTATGATTTCCGTGTGGGTTTCACGTTATCGTCAGGCGCAACACTTCCGTTGATTGCTCCGTGCTTATCTTCGTGTTCCTTAATACTGTTGCGAATTAGCACCAGTATGTGGCTGTTTAGGGAGCGACCTTCGTATTCAGCAACGAACCCAAGTTTCTCAAGCATCTCCTCCTCGATGCGGATCGATACGCTCTTGACTGCCATTTGCATCACCTCCAATTTAGATACGCTGTATATTTATTGTATATCTAAATCGTGGTATAATGTTCTTGTTAGATATACTGTATATCTGGAAACTTGAAGAATTGGACTTCACATAAACATGACTTGCATTTTTGGGGAAAGCGAGTGATGAATTACCTATCCCAATTAAGAGAGGTAGGTGAATGATATGGATGAGCATTTGGGGAAGGCAACGGAGGAATTCATAACACAGCGAATCAACTGGCATGGACAAAATGAATCGGAGTCTGTCAGTAATTCGTACATGGAGCTTCAAAAGCTGGCAGCGAAACTTGGTAAAAAGCTGACAGAGGAACAACGGCTTTTACTTCGGGACTGTGAGAATGCATACCGTGTATCGGTTGGTGAAACAGAGCGTTTTTACTATAAGGCCGGATTTCATGATGCACTAAAATTTCTCCTTGGTTTCGGAGATGAGGGTTAAAAACCACTTGCACCAAAGCAGCAAGGGAGCCTCTTTAGGCTCTTTTGTCTGTACTGTACACATATTTACTCGTATACTTCCGGCGGATTTCGGTACATTTACTTTCACAAATCCCTTGCTATTACTGGCGTTTAGAGTGATTAATGGTGTACCAAATAAAGAAAGGCGGTATACATTTATGGAACTAAAATTTAACGTAACAGGAAAAGAACGCAAGGCACTGGTAACAGCTATCACAGAGGTACTTAATACAC